GAATCGGTTGGTTCATCGTCCAATAAAATTAAGTTGAATTTAAATCACCCATGCAAAGAGCTAATTTGGGTTGTACAGCCCGACGTCAATGTTGATTATTGCGCGTCGCTCACCGAAGGCCATTCGCTAAATCACTTACTTGGTGCTCAGCCATTCAACTACACTGACGCGCTAGATGCGTTACCTAATGCTATTCATGCCTTTGGCAACAAAGGTCTTGTTAATAGCACCTCGTACATCACTGCTTCGTCGCTCTTTGAAGATCCATTTTCTAATAAATTAACTGCTTCGTCTGGATTTGCTAATGGCAGTGCCGGAGATTTTAATGGTGGCGCGACCGAATCGGGTGTATCGGATGCCGGCACATTCGTTTTAGCTGAAACCGCGATTGATATGCATTGCTGGGGTGAAAATCCAGTTGTAGTTGCCAAATTACAGCTTAACGGCCAGGATCGCTTCTCGGAGCGTGAAGGCACATACTTCGACCTCGTCCAGCCCTTCCAGCACCACACCCGTGCCCCCGACACAGGTATTAATGTTTACTCGTTTGCTCTAAGACCCGAAGAGCATCAGCCATCGGGAACTTGCAATTTCTCGCGTATTGATAATGCCACTTTACAGTTAGTCCTTTCAAACGCGACTGTTCAGGGTGTTTCTACCGCCAAAGTCCGCGTATATGCTGTTAACTACAACGTTCTTCGCATTATGTCGGGTATGGGTGGTCTAGCGTACAGCAATTAAATAATAAGTCTTATAAGTCTTATAAGTCTTATGTTTTTCATTTAATTTTTATAAAAATAAAAATAAAAATTAACTGAAATTAAAATTAAAATTAAATGAAATAATTATTTTATAATACATTATAAATACAGATTATTATGAGTGTATCTTTAGCAATAAGTAGTTTTTATATTACATATGTGTTTTTACTTACAACTACCGCAATTACATTAATAGAAGCATTACGAAGTCCTGTTCCTCAAATTCGTCACATTATGAATTTAGAAACTTGTATTTCAATTGTTGCGAGCTATTTTTATGGACTATTTATTGAAGAAATAAATAAGGCACAAAATTTGTATAATGTTAAAGATGATACTAAAGATAATAATAACATTATTGATAACATTACAAATAAAGATAGTGCTATAATTAAACCTTTAAGTATTATACCTATAGAAAAAATTAATAATATGCGCTATATTGACTGGTCTATTACTACACCTTTTATGTTATTGGTTCTCTCTATGGTATTAGGCTATGAAAACAAAGTAATAGTAAAATTTAGACCATTTTTGTTAACAATGGTTCTCAATTTTGCCATGTTAGCATTTGGATATAGTGGAGAGATTGGGCTATTAAATAAAAATATTGCAGGTTTTATGGGTTTCATATTCTTTTTTCTAACATATGGGACAATATGGAAGCTTTTTATGACAGGATCAAAAATAACAGTTCAATCCAAATTCATATTCTGGATTTTCTTAGGAACATGGTCACTTTATGGGCTATTTTATTATACAAATGAAGCAACTAAAATGATTGGATATAATATTTTGGACTTAATAGCTAAAGCGTTTGTTGGTATTTTCTTTTGGCTTTATTTAACTAAATCTGTTGTATTTTAGTTTTAATTTTTTTATATTTTTGTGTTTTTTGTGTTTTTTGTGTTTTTTGTGTTTTTGTTTTCTTTATATTATAATATATGAATGACTTATCAAATATTATAATAAAAAAAGACGAGTGTAAGCGAATACGGAAACATAATGCTATTAAATTACCTGATACATTGTTACATTTAAGGATACCTAAATATATTAACTATTATAAAGAATGCTATAACATTGAACAAAAACTATATAGAGAATACTTTAAAATAGAAAAACATCCATGTCAAATAAAAAATAAGGCCTATATTTCTTCTAAGTCCAATAAAATAACTATTGTGGAAAAATTAAATCAAATAATCAAAATTTTAGGTGATTTAGACAATGTTAACAATGATGTTAACAATGATGTTAACAATGAAGATCCAAAAATAGTAAAGTTACCAAAATATATTTCAATTAGGGACCATGAAAATGACAGCTCTAAATTCTATTTAATTTATGATAATAAAAATAAGGCACGGCATACATTGCAGTTATTATGCTATAAGTCGTCCTCTTTCTCTCAAACTCTCAACACATTTTTGGAAAATATTAAAAATAGGTTTGATAAATAAAAGAATAGTGAATATTATTTAAAGTTATAACTACTACTATATATGTCTATGATTAATGACTTACCTATTGAAATAAAGGAAATTATATTAACTTATACTAACATAATATGTCATGTATGTCAAAAAAAATATAATTTCAATATTTTATTTTATAAGAAACAAAGCAAATTCTATTACTGTAGTAGAATATGTTATGAATTTATTTAAAAAAAACTTTATGATTTATTATCTATGATCTATGATCTATGATAGTTCATCAAGTATTTTATTTATTACTTCTAATAAATCCTTAACTAGTTTGTCCTGATCAATATCAAAGAAGCATTGAATATTATTAAGGATTAATGACGCATCGTCGTCGGGTATTAACTCCTTATCTCCTGGCTCACGCAATAGTGTATTATATACATATGTAATAACAGGAATATTTTCACAAGTTACAATTCGACATGTGTTTATATATTCAATATAATCAAGAACTAGCGGAAAACCTTCAATAAATGCTTTATCATCTGTGTTCAATCTATATACCAAATAATTGCATATCTCGGTTTCATTAAAATATGCATGATAAACAGCTTGCTCACACATCTTTTTAAATTTATTTTCAATAAATGCTCCTGTCAATAGTTCTAGGTTAATATGGGGCTCATAATTAGTTTTTTCGATTAGCATTTGCATCTTTAGCATTGATTATTATTTATTATTTATTATTTATTATTTAAAATATATTAATAATCAATTTTATTTATAAGAAAAATATATATTTTTGAAAAGAAAAAATATATAATATACATAAAAATTATATTAAAAATTATTATTAAAAATATTAATATAAACTTAATAATATGAGTTGTATCTTATATTATAGTAATTATTGTGAAAATTGCAAAAAAATATTAATAATATTATCTAAATCAAGCGTCAAAAGTAATATTCATTATATATGTATTGACAAGCGCATAGTTAGAAATAATACCACTTATGTTGTTTTAGAAAATAACCAAGAAATTTTACTTCCAAATACTATTAACGCGGTTCCAGCGCTAATGATAATAAATGATAATTACAAAATATTATATGGAGACAATATTATGGGTTATTTAAAGCCAGTTGAGGAAATGGCCGTTCAAAAAGCTACAAATTTTAACGGAGAGCCGTCGGCATTTAAATTTGATTTGTTATCTAGCGGGGTTGTTTCCGATAATTTTAGTTATTTAGACCAAAATAGCGAAGAATTATCGGCTAAAGGTAGTGGTGGACTTAGGCAGTTATATAGTTATGCAACCATAGATTACACCGATAAAATAGAAACTCCACCTGATGATTATATTCCTGATAAAATAGGAGAAATTAATGTTAAAAATTTAGAACAAGAAAGAAATGCTGTTTAGTTTTTAAACATAATATTATTTAATATATTTAATATATTAATTAATATTTTTTATTATTTAAAGTTATAATATTATTTTTACTTATTAATGAAAAGTAAAAATAATAAGCCAGATTTAAAAGTCACAAGCTTAGAAGTCGCAAGCTTAGAAGTCGCAAGCTTAGAAGTCGCAAGCTTAGAAGTCGAAGATGCAAGCTTAGAAGTCGCAAGCTTAGAAGTCGAAGATGCAAGCTTAGAAGTCGCAAGCTTAGAAGTAGAAGATGCAAGCTTAGAAGTCGCAAGCTTAAAAGTAGAAGATGCAAGCTTACAAGACGCATGCTTACAAGACGCATGCTTAGAAGACACGTCATCAAAAGACGAAAAAAAAGCATTTACATTAAATAATGTAAATGCTATTACTCTTATTAACTTTTATAAAATTTTCAAGGATTTACTTAATGATTTAAATAGTAGCTTTAATGACAAAGTGGGTTCGCTAATTGAAAATAACAAAGACTATCAGCTTATTATTAATTATAGCTTGCCACAATACAAAGAAAACATGAATGCCGATGAATATATAAATTCTATAACTTTGGATAGCATAGATATTAATTTTATGACGTCACTTAATAATGTTTATGAATATTGCAAACACACTTTTGCGGTGCGAAGTATTGATATATTATACCAAAATGAGGATATTTTTTTAAATAAGGGAAATGTTAAAAATAGCAACAGAGATGACAATGTTATATGCACTATGTTTTTACCAGATATAGATTTTGCTGATTTATATTATGACGATACTAGTTCACAAACCAAGCAAACATTATGGAAATATTTGCAACTCTTATTATTTAATATAATTACATCTATTGATGATATATCATTTTTCGGTAATTCATTAGAATTACTTAAAATTATTGATAGCGAAAATTTATCGGCTAAAATTCAAAGCACCGTTGAAGAATTAAGCAATATTTTTTCATTTAAAGAAAATAAGGTTCCTAAAAAAAATACTCATGATCAAGAATGTAAAGAGGAAGAAGGAGAAGAAGGAGAAGAAGACGATAGTCATGGAATAGGAGACCTTCCTAATATGGAAGGTCTGTTTGACATTTCAGGAAGTCCATTTGCTATGTTTAATACTATGTTTAACGATTTATCAAATAATTTTAAAGAGTTTAGTGAAAACATGAGTGAAAACATGAAAAATAATAATACTGATGCTCATCATCATGATGACGCTGATGATGATACTAATAAAAATAATAAACACAATGATTATGCTATTCCGGATAAAGAAGAGCTTTTTTCGCATTTAAATAATTTAATAAATGGAAAAATAGGCTCATTAGCTAAAGAAATAGCTGAAGAAGCGTCGAAAGACTTTGATTTAGACGGTGAAAATTTAGGAGACGTTAATGATCTTTTAAAAGGTTTTATGAAAAATCCGTCTAAAATGATGGGTCTTATTGATAATATTAATAAGAAAATAAATAACAAAATGAAAGACGGATCTATTAAAGAAAGTGAATTATTAGAAGAGGCAACCGAAATATTCAAAAATATGAAAAATATGCCGGGTATGACCAATTTTAATGATATTTTAAAATCGATGAACCTTGACAAGTTTATGCCTAAAGGTGCTAAAATTAACCCAAATACGTTTCAAAGTATGATGGAGCAAAATGTTAAAATGTCTAAAATGAAAGAGCGCATGAGGAAAAAGGCCGAAACCAATAAGGAGTGTGCAGGGGTTGCACAAAATGCTGCACAAAATGCTGCACAAAATGCTGCACAAAATGCCGCACAAAATGCTGCTTATACAAAGAATGCAAATGATTTGCAAGATTTAACAGCCAATCTCTCGTCGTTAATGGAAGAAATGAAATCAAATACGAGTTTTATTGAAGATATTATTAAAAATCAAGGAAATAGTAACACTACTACTCCACGATCGAATGATGAAAATTCTAAACGCAGTTCTAATAATAAGAAGAAGGCACATAGGAAAAAGAATTAATAATGTCTTTAGCGTTTATTGAACTATTATTATTATTAAATAATTTATAAAATAGTTAATAATAATTTTAAAAGTCTAAAAAGTCTATTTATACAATAATAATATTAAAATTTATTATTAAGTTATTATAATATAATAACTTATGGTTAACGGTTTTAATGAAGCATATATAGGAACAAGTAATGATCAATTGAAAGACGATCTGTTATTAAATGACAACATTATTACCAAAACTATTAAATTGGATGCTAATTCTAATGCTAATTCTGATATTAATTCTAATACTACTAATTCTAATAATAATTGTCCTACTACTACTTCTGCTACTAATGTTTGTGTTGGTGAAAATAATAATGCTAAGCATGAAAATATTGTATTTTGGATAGATGACCCAATTATTTTATTTAGCAAAAAATATATGACAGAACTATGGCCATTAGACGAAATGTCTCGAGAGCAAAAATTAAATGCTATAACAAGATTAGTAATATTATTAACTTTAGCCGGCTTTGTAGTCTCAAATAATTATAAAATTCTTGTAACAGGAATTGTTTCTATATTTTTTTTAATAATTACATATAAAGTTTTGAATAATAATAATAAGGTAAATCAAAAAACGAGAGAAACATTTAGCAATGAAAATATATATGATAAAGTAAAGCACAATTTTACTAATCCAACAATTATAAATCCAGTAATGAATATATTATTACCTGAAATACAGGACAATCCAAATCGCCTTCCGGCCGCGCCTTCATATAATAAAGCTGTTGAAAGAGCAATAAATAGCGAAACACAAGACTTCATAGTTACAAATTTTAATAATGATGAAACTATTAGAAATAAATTATTTGATAGTAGAGAAGATAAATTTGATTTTGAATGTTCTATGAGGCAATTTTATAGTACTGCAAATACTCGTGTTCCCAACAATCAAAATGAATTTGCTAGATTTTGCTATGGTAATATGGCCTCTTGTAAAGACGGGGATGTAGAGATGTGTTTTAGAAATAGCGATCGTTAAACTTAATAAAATGTATTTAAATTATTTTTTTATATTTAATATAAATTTTAATATTAATTTTAATATTAATTTTAATATTAATTTTAATATAAATTTTAATATAAATTTTAATATTAATTTTAATATTAATTTTAATATAAATTTTAATATAAATTTTAATATAATATTT